CCCGAATGGGCCCTGTTTTTCGCCCCGTAGGACTACCTGCACAAATTTACGCGGTCTTCAGCTTCAAATCTTTTCCGCGCACCAGACAAACAGAACCGATCGTCGAGTCGAGCGGAATGAATATTCCGCTTTCCTCATCGAAACTCGCGAGATGATGTAGCTCGTAGTCCTCCGGATGCTTGGCAATCGCACTCTCCGGATTGTTGATTTCGTCCGAAAAGCTGCGAATTGCCATTCCCGTTGACGGCACCGTAAAGGGCCTCGGGTAGGCTTGCATCGCACAATCCCATACAGACACAACTTGAGTGATAGCCATCACAAATCCCTCTTCAACGTACGGACTCTCGCTAAATGCACACGTTCACGCACAGCCCTGCGAGCATCCGTATTATCAGGCTTTGCGTTATTCGCGCGCTTCTGACGCGCAAATTCAACATTATCTAAGCGCATATCCTTACTACGCTTAAACAACTTATCATAATACTTTGGCGGAGTGCGTTTAACTCCGTTCTGAATCACAAAGTCATGCGGATATACATCACGCATATACTTATCATACCAAGCAGCACCAATACCCGGCTTCAAGCTCATCGCTGCATATTCTGGCGTGCGTTCGCTAACTACGCCATCTTCGTCTATGTGCGAATAAGCCGATGTCTTCGTCGTACCTAGCGCCTTCTTCATGATATACCGCGCAGTATAACTCGCGGTTTTTTCATTTAAATCCTGCACGGTAGCCATACCATGCCCCCACAAACGCGTAAGCGCCTCCGATTCGTAATACAACTCACCACTTTCCGATGTTCCACGTGGAACTCTATCGCGGAAATCAGTGTTAAACAGACACGCATGATAATGCGGCCTATCATTCAGCGGCCCATACTCTCCGCACATGTAAAAACGAACCTTACCCCTCTCCTTCCTCAATCTCTTCATAAACCGTTGGTAGTCGGCATGACACAAACTCCCATCGGGAGGTAAACAATCCCTCGCATAAGTGAGGGTAATAAAACAGTTCTCATCCCACAGCGCAGCCTCATGCATACAGCGCAGCGACCAATCTGAGGCTCTGCGCATTCTGCAACCAATACACTGCCCACAGGGCAGTTCAATATCTCCAATAATATCATGCCGCCCCAACTCAGTAAAAACCACCCCGTTAGGGGTACGAAAACCCTTAACGGGATGATAACAACTCACAGCCGAATCCCTCCCCTCATCGGGGCCGTCTTCACATTCGGCGCCTTCGTCTTGCGAATGTCTCTCTTGAAACGCTTCGCGCTCTGCCGCTTGTTCACACTCTTTCGAAAAGCCATCACTATCTCCGTTTGAAAAGCATTAAAAGCTCGCACGGTAAAAAGCACCGTGCGGCATCCAATAGGCCAGGGTTTGGGGTCGGCAGACCCCATCAATAGCCCTGCCTAGCCCTACCTCCGTAAACCTCCGCGGGCTCGTTCTAGGCCCCGCGCTGCCCGTTTTCGCACCCTAAAAAGCCTGCTTTTTCTCCCGGTCCAGTTCTTGCCTTGTCATTAACTGGACCAGGTGACACCAGTCACCACTAGAGCAACTCAGTGACCCAAATCTCGTCACGCTCTTCACGCGAATGGAACTCCGACTTAAATTCCATCGCCACTTCATAAGGATTCACCACGTAGCGGTGCTCCCTATCTTTGGACCACCAATCCAGAACCATCTCAGGGTCTTTGTGCTGGAAAAGCACCTCTCCGGTGGTGGCCAGCCTCACGCACCGGATGCGGCCCTGGCCTGCCATCACATCAACTTCGCGTTCAACGCTTCTACCGCCGCGACCTGCTTTTCGCGGATACCCACAATCTCACTCTGCTTCGGCTCGCTCGAAATCGCACGCAACAGGCTTTTCTTGTACATCCCCAGCGCGTGTTGCAACGTCACACGCTCCGTGATTGTCAGGACATCAGCCACTTTGCCTTCGGTCTTTTCGGTCGCCATCATCATCTCCGTTGAACACTGCAACATCGCAGTAAAGCCATTAGAACGCAAACAGGGCCCCGCAGGGCCCCGTTCATCCGTCAAAAACAACCGCTTATCGGAAAACTACTTCGTTTCACGTGGAACAAGCTTCGCAGCCAACTCATCAACCGCGGCGACAACATCGCGCGTTTTCTCAAGCGGGCGCGGGATCAACCCAAGAGTCATTGCTTCCTCGCGGTTACCTTCATGATCCAAAAATCCCAACAACTGTTGCGGGTCATGGTCAAACCTCTTGCGCAACGCCGCCGGCATTTGCATAAACGCTGTTTCAGCCTCCTTGACCGCATTCATGGCCGTTTGGAAATCGCTGACGTCCGAAAAGTCACCAGTCATCGGCGCCTTAAAAGTAGTGGGCAGCGCCACACCAAGCCCAAACCGCTTGATAATGGTGTTGATATCACACTCTTCCTTAAAATGTTGCTGTGTCTTACCTTCATCTTCAGGCATACACAAAGCACACTCGACAGAAGCAACCTTCGGATCGTAGTTATACGCCGACCGAGCAAAAACACGTTTCATAACTCACCTCGATGATTTAGCAGCATTCATGAACAACATAAAGAGTTTCAAGTACGGGCTAAGAGCACCCGTATCCTCGAAAAACTTACTCTCCGCTTCAGCCTTCGGAATATCCATCTCCGACAGTTTGGCTTTGGCCTTGCGCAACCGGACATCAGCAGCGAAAGCACTGTTGTCCTTACCCCCTACTCGTTCCGCTTCTAGTAACTCCTTCGAACGCATGGCTTCCGCCCGGACACGCGGGATTTCTTCCTCAAGGCGCAGCCCTTCCCGGGATATCTTCCTTTCCTCCGCGACACGCAATGCACTATTAAGCGACTGCGCTACCGTTTCCGACTTGATCTTTTCCGTCTGCGCCTCAAGGTTCTTGATAGTCTCGTTATTCACCCGAGCCTGCTGATACGCCGCGACCGTTTCAGCAGACTGCTTTGCACTCCCCATACCGGCCACGACAGGGTTATCCACTTTCGCCAACGCCCCCGCGGGCGTACTTGCGCCACCCTGCGATACCGCCAACATCGGATTAAGCCCCGCCTTGCGCATGTCCGCGACACTTCTTTGATAGGAAGTGTTGGACATTCGCTCTTGGAAAGCCATTTGCTCGCGCGCCAACATGACGTTGTCTTCATTCGTTTCCTTCTGCGCGCGTTGCGCGTCAAAGCCACCACCGATGCCGGACCCGATCATGCCGCCCGTAGGGCCACCAAATGCGAACCCAAGACCGCCGCCAATTAATGCACCAATGCTCATATAACCTCAGAAATGATCAATCAAACCAGGGACAGAATAAAGCGGCATCGGCCTTGCAACCTTCATATCGAAGAAACTGTCAAAAATGATATGAGGCGCGGCGCTTCCGACGGCAAGCACACGATCAAGCGGGGGATTCTCGCTAATAAACGTATCACCTAACGTCGGCGCACTGGTAAATTCCTGTGCCAAATGCCACGCATCCAGCGGGGTAGCAATATAAGACTTAAACTCACCAGTAATCATACTCGGCGAATAACGATATTCGGCCCAGCGCTCTTGATACCCAAAGACAATGTTATCCGTGTCAGTAACTCCAGTTGCATAAATCTCCCGTTGCAATACCGCTTGTTCACCCAGCATCGCAAATGCTGGAAAGTAGTAATCGTATTTCGTAGACCGGCTCCACATCTTTCTAATACCCTGCTGGTAGGTCAAATCAGCACGAATACACACCATACCAATAACGAACCCATGCTCCGTAAAACTCTGTGAGAAACCATGCCTGTTAGCGAGCACGGTCCCGACCGCCGCGAGCGTTCCAAGGGGCGTATCACTATCAGTAATCGACGTTGCCGAACTCTGCGCCACCGGATTAATAATCAATGGCGTAGAACCACCGCCAAGATATTCAGGACGTTGTAAGCGAGCATCAGGAGACAACACACCAAAATGACTGCGAATAAGTTCCGTATAACGGGTACCCCCACGCGCATCGCGCTCAAGTAACTTCTGCACTTGGAAACTCTCACGCAACTGGTTAATAGTCGCCGCTGTAGCGGCAGAAAGATCCGCATACAGGTTAGTCGGATACAGCGCAGCATCACCACCACCACCTCCCGGGGACGTGCTCCCCTGCAACAATTGCCCAGACACAGCGCCACCATATAACGTGGCACCATTCGGCAAACCACCCGTAGCAGTCGAAAGCCGCAACGCGGGCTGCGTACCGGTAAACTGGTCACCGGCTGACGTCTTCACGGGCGCGTTACCGCCAATAGGCAACGGGACTTGAACTCCACCCTTCTGCGGCCAAGGCAGACAAGAAGTAAAATAATCATGGCGCTTCCCGCGCCGCTTCAAATTAAAGTCCGTCACAAGATCTCCGGTATCGCCCTTATTAACAACTACCGAATCCTGCAAATTCTCATCACGAAACCACTGGTTATAGATCAGATTATAACCGCGCAAGGGCAACGGGTTAATCTCGCAATTCTCACCCGTCGTCAATTGCCCAACACATGGCAAACCAAAGTAATCAAAAATACTGTTAGTAGCAAAACCACTGTCGGGAGAAACTAACGTTGGCACCTCAAAATCAATCGAGTCATCCGGGTTATCTTGTTCACCCATAAAACGAACCCAATTCGTCCAGACCAAACGATTAGGAACGAAGAAGAAAAACGAATCCATATACAGATTATCCATAATTGGGAAAATCGGCGTAGACAGCCTCGCAAAAGCCGTCATGGAGACACGAAAAGTATCACCGGGCAAAATCTCTTCACAGAAGACCGGAATTAACAAACCGGCATTAAACGTGGTCTTGTGCGCCTTCTGCATCCGGAAACTAGCGCGCGGGATATCCGCACGCGGCACCATGGCAAACTGATGGACGTCGACACTTTTATTACGATGCATCATGATCAAAACTCCAAGTAAAAGAAAAAGGGCCCGAATGGGCCCTGTTTTTCGCCCCGTAGGACTACCTGCACAAATTTACGCGGTCTTCAGCTTCAAATCTTTTCCGCGCACCAGACAAACAGAACCGATCGTCGAGTCGAGCGGAATGAA